CGTCCGACAGGTTGGTGGGCCTGGAACAAATACCGCCAACTTGGGCCTGTTGCATTCAATAACAATTCTTTAGGCATTCCTGGGGTGTGAGATGATATTACGAGATGGAAGTGAGGTACTTGATTCACGGTTTGGGCTTATCAAGCAAGATGATCCAGTAGCAACCTCACTCTTTGCTGCAACACCTCCGGATGGTGGGATTGATCTTAGCAAGCGCGAATTAATTTCTAAGCGGCGAATCAAGAAGTTCGGTGATTCGTTGCTGAACCAGGAACGTTGGTCAGCCTGTGCAGGCATGACAATGACGGCTGCACTTGAACATGAACCTGGAATACGAACCATAGGAAGTGAATGGGGAATAAATTTTTATTTTGATGCTCAGGATCATGATGAGTTTCCAGGTAGCGAGAGGCCAGGGAGTCCGGTAAAGGGATATGGCACTAGCATGTTGGCTGTTTGTGAGGAGGCCAAGCGTAGAGGCTTAATTAAGGCTTGGCACCGAGCAAATACTATTGAAGAAGTAATTATCGGTCTTGGCTATTATTCGTGTCCACTGTTTGGGTTTACTTGGACTGAGGGAATGGCTGATCCAGGTTCTGATGGCCTGAGTGTTCCGACAGGACGTATTGTCGGTGGCCATGCTACTCTTGGGTCTTTTGTAAATTTGCGAGATGACTTAATGGGAGGGCCAAACTCTTGGTTTAAGTGGAACCGAGTAATGCATGGCTTCTGGGTTATGAAAATCTCTGATGTTGAGAACAGTCTGCATCACGGTGGTGAGTGTATATTTATTGAAAAAGTATGATTACTCTGGCCTGATGACCGGAAAGGACGAGTTGAATGACCGAAGAGCATAAAGTGAAGTGTACTTTTGGAGATGATGGCATGTGTGCACTACATAGAGTTGAAGTGGAGCGCAGAAAAGGTATGGAGATATTAACTGCCAATATTCCGAAGATACTTACTTGGCAGAACCGCATAGTTGGATGGTCTTTGTTGGTTACTGTTTTTGTAGCTGGAGCTTATGCATATATAACTGACATCAAGAATGAAATGAAACGAGAGTATGCTGCAGGAATTGGGGCTACTTCGGTTGAGATTAAAATCATCACAAAGCAACTTGATCAATTATCTACTGGACAGGCAAGAGTTGAAGAACGCTACGAGGCATTGTTACGGTCATTGACTGAGATGAACTCAAGCATTAATACTCTTACTTATTTGCAATTTGATGCTGATAGGAAAAAGGAGATTAAGAGTAAATGAGTACAGTTGAGAGGATTCAGGAACTGTTGAATTGTACTTCTAGGATTCCAGAGAAAGATAAAGCAGGGATCATAACAGCTCATGGAGTTGATTGTACTGTGAGGATAAAAGCGCTGAATGATTGTTTAAAGATCGCTAAGGATGAGGAGAGCAAGCATGAGCGTAATTGATGATCTTATACGCCATGAGGGGTTTAGATCAAAACCATATTGTGATACTGAAGGCCATCTAACAATTGGATATGGATTAAACCTTGATGCTGGAATCACTAAGGAAGAAGCTCGAATGATTCTTGCTCATAGAATTAGGAAAATTCACCTTGAACTTATTTCTCGACTGCCATATTGGACAAGGCTGTCTGTTGTTAGGCAGAATGTATTGATCAATATGGCATATAATCTTGGAGTTGATGGATTGATGAAGTTTAAAGTAACTCTTAGCATGATTGAAGTTGGAAGATATGAAGAAGCAGCGAAGCAGATGCTTAAAAGTAAATGGGCTAAACAGGTAGGTAGGCGAGCTAAAGAATTATCCAATATGATGCGAGAGGGCTGAGATGTATGTGATCAGTATTGATCCGGCCCTCTGTATTGATTGTGGTAACTGTGAGCGAAGGCTGCCGGGGCTTCATATGAAATCAACAAATAACCAGTTGCTAGTTAATGAACTCAATCCAGATGTTGACTTTGTTGCAATATTTCGTGCTCTTGGTGATTGTTTAACTGATGCCATTAGTTTGAGGAGGATCAATGGCTGATCAACTAGATCGTGCATGGGAATTGTCTGAGATGCACTTGAAAGAAGCTTTGGCTAACCGAAAGTCTTTCTATGGAGAATCTCGAACGCATTGCTTGGAGTGCGACGCGCCTATCCCTGAAGGGCGGAGAAAGGCGGCGCCAGGGTGTCAGTATTGCGTGCAATGCGCTGCGGAGGTGGAGAGGTAATGGATTTCAAGTACACAGCGCCGCCTACAGTTGCCAAGTTCATGCGATCAAACGCGTTCCATCGAGCCATTTCCGGCCCGATCGGCAGCGGAAAATCAGCTGGTATGTGCGTTGAGATCCTTCGTCGTAACCTCGAGATGCCGCCATGGAATAACGGAAAAAGGTCATCTAAGGGGGCGATTGTGCGTAATACCGTAAAACAATTACGCGATACGACGCTCGCCACTTGGATGCACTGGATGCGTGACCTCGGCACTTGGCACGAATCGAAGATGACGTTTAGGTTGAAGTTCGGCGAGGTGGACTCTGAGATCCTGTTCCTTCCGCTTGATACCGTGGATGACATAGGAAGAGTTCTCAGTTTGGAGTTGACTGGTTGCTTCATCAATGAGTTTCGGGAAGTACCGGTTCCACTGTACGCAGATATCAAAGGGCGACTTCGGCGGTACCCGAATCCGGTTGAGGTCCCGGGAGCATGGTATGGCCTGATCATGGATACCAACCCACCGGAGATCGACAGTGCTGCTTACAAGCTCATGGAGCATCTGCCGCAGGAGGAAGGGAACGAGAATAGTATCATTGAAGTTGATACCTTCAAGCAGCCGTCAGGGCTGTCGCCACAGGGCGAGAATCTCGATCATCTCCACCCCGATTATTACAAGGACCTCGCCAAAGGCCAGACCAAGGCGTGGGTCGACACTTACATCCACGGCCTCTATTCGCCATCCATGTCTGGTAAGCCGGTCTACGGGGCGACCTTCCGTCCTGATCGGCATGTGTCGCCAGTGCATCTGCAGCCGGACCCGGACCTGCCGGTGATCATCAGCTTCGATTGCGGATTAACTCCTGCCGCCACGTTCAAGCAGATGTCGCTCGATGGGCGAGTCAGGGTCCTGCGGGAGGCCGCCGAGTTCGACATGGGCATGAAGCGGTTCAGTCGGTTGCGGCTGCGGCCGATCATCAAGAACTTCTTCCCGAACAACCCATTGATCTTCATCGGTGACCCGGCCGGTAGCCGGCGGGCCGACTCCGACGAGTCCTCGGCGTTCAAGGTACTGAAGACCGATTACGACGAAGACGGAGCGATCGTCAAGGCAGCATCGACCAATGACCCCAAAGTGCGTATCGAGGCGACGGAGCACATGCTGAGTCAGTATCCGGATGGCGAGCCGCTGATGATTATTGACCCCTCTTGCAAGCTGTATATCGAGGCCCTGCGGAGCAAGTATCGATACCCAAAGAAGAAACTCTCTGGTGAGTTTTCAGACAGCCCAGAAAAAAATTCGTTCTCGCATATCGCTGAGGCGGGACAGTATGGTGACTTATATTTATTGTCAGGCAAGTACGATCCGTCCGAGCACGTCCGAGTAGACTACGATAACCCGCTTCATCAACTTCAATCTTACAGGCCTGCCCAGAAAGAGGGGTATTAAATCAATTGCTTAAATAGGGGATGTGTGTGATTACTCAAGAAGAATTGAAGAAACAAGTCAGCTATGACTCATCAACAGGTGTGTTTACGTGGCTGGTAGCGAATAGCAGTAGTGTAAAAGTCGGAGATGATGCTGGGAGCGTGACCAATCAAGGGTATATAAGTGTGCAGATACATGGGGAGAGATATTTGGCGCACAGACTTGCATGGCTGTACACCTATGGATTTTTTCCGGAAAATAGTCTTGACCACATAAACCGCAGTCGTACCGACAACCGAATAGAAAATCTTAGGGAAGTCTCGAACAGTTGCAACATCCGGAACAGCAAGCCACATACCAATAACACTTCTGGTGTTAGGGGGGTATGTTGGGCCGCGCGAGTACGAAGGTGGCAGGCCGATATAAAAGTCAACGGCAAAAAGATCGGGCTTGGTAGAAGTGGATGTTTTGTGGAAGCGGTCGCACATCGACTGGCAGGAGAGCAAGCACTGGAGTGGGAGGGTTGTGATAGCAGCTCGGACGCATACAAGTACATTCAAGCCTATAGGGCAAATAAACCTAACCGCGGAGGCGACGTGGCTGCGTCGAGAGAATACTAAATGGCAAAATACAACTTCGAGGAACTGTCCAAGCTCGGCACTCACCTGAAGGGCACCCTCGCCCAGTTCATCAACGACCGGGCTCTCTGTGAGGCGCAGTGGTTGAAGAATCTACGCCAGTACCTCGGCAAGTACGACCCGGAGATCCTCCAGTATATCCAGGACGAGCGCAGCCATGTCTACCCCAGAGACACTAAGGTCAAGATCAAGGGCGGGGTAGCCAAGATGATGGAGATGATGTTCCCCTCCCAGGATCGCAACTGGACCCTGAGTGTATCGCCATCCCCTTCCATCCCGAAAGACGCCCTCGAGAATATTCTCGCCAACCTGCAGCAGAGCGGTGAGCCGATCAGCAGCGAGACGATCGAGCGAGCGGTCAGGGCCTTCGCCGAGGACCGCAAGGGCAGGATGGAGACCGAGATCGCCGACCAGCTCTCAGATGCCAATGTCGATCATCCCCAGCTCTGCAAGAGGGTCACCCGCAGCGGCTATATCTACGGTTTCGGCGTCGCCCGTTGCCCGATGGTCAGGACCCAGAAAGAACGCTACTGGGAGATGGACGAGACCACCGGCGCCTATGTCGCCAAGGAGAAGACCATCCGCCGGCCGTACCCGGAGTATGTGCGGATCTGGGACTTCTACCCGGACCTCTCGGCCAAGTGTTGGGAGGACCAGGAGATGATGTTCGAGCGGGCCGTCCTCAGTCGTCATGACTTCCGGGAACTGTCCAAGCGTGACGACTTTATTGGCAAGAGCATCCGAGAGTATATCAAGGACCATGCCACCGGCAACTATCTGGCTAAGTCTTACGAGGCTGAACTGCACACCCTGGCCAAGACCTCGAACCTCGCCGACCGCACCGCTCGCCGCTACGAGATCTACCGCGGCCTCGGCTTCATCTCCGGCCATACCCTGGCAGCCGCCGGCATTGAGATATCTGAAGACAGCCTCGACATGGACATTCTGGCCGACCTGTGGTTCGTCGACGACGTCGTGATCAAGGCCGTGGTCGCTCCGTTCGGCAAACGCCCTTCCGATCAGTACCATGCCTTCATCTACACCGAGGACGAGGACAGCGGACTGACCGGCGTCGGGATGCCGGAGGAGATCAGGGACTCGCAGATGTCCTTATGCGCCACCACTCGGGCAATGATGGACAACATGGCGGCGATCGCCGGTCCGATCTTCGAGGTCAACACTGAGCTGCTGGCCCGGGGGCGTAAGAACATCGGCCCCATCCACGCCTTCATGACCATCGAGCGGGAGGGCGACGGGGTTGCCGCCCAGTACCCGGCGATCAGATCGATCGTCACCCAGTCGCATATCCCAGACCTGCTCAGCATCATCACCATGCAGCGCCAGCAGCTCGATATCGAGAGCAACCTGCCGGCCTACACCATGGGCGCGATGCAGCAGCAACCGCTTGGTGAGGCGTTCAGGACATCGAACAATATGAGCATGATGATGGGCTCGGCAAACATGGTGACCAAGGACACCGTCCGGGCCTTCGACAAGTTCACTACCTCGCTGGTCGGGTCGATGCTGCAGTGGAACATGGAGTTCAACCCGGAGGAAGAGATCAAGGGCGACTATCAGGTGGTGGCCAAGGGCAACCTCTCCCTGGTCGCCAAGGAAGTCCGCGGCGCCGCCCTTGACCAGTTCGTCACCACCCTGACCCCGGAGGAGCGGGCCATTCTTGACACCTACGGCCTGCTGATCGATCGCCTCAAGGCCCGGGACCTGCCGGTGGACCGGATGTTGCCGGAGGACGAGGCCAAGAAGGTGCTGGCTGACATGCGAGCCGCCGCCTCGCAGGCCGCTCAGGTCGAGCAGGGGCTGACCACCGCCAAGACCGAGGCCGCCACCGCCTCGGCCGAGAAACAGCGCACCGATGCACAGGTCGTAGCGGCAACAACTGCTGCTACAATTCAGGAAATACTGTCGAGGGTCGAGCAGAACTTGGCCAATGCCAAGACAGGGCAGGACAAAGTGCAGTTGGAGAATCTGAAAACCCTTCTCTTGACAGCTGTCAAGCCTGAGAAGGAAACCAAGAAAGGGGGAAAGAAGGATGCCTAAGATATTTGCGACAGACCACAAGCTCAACTGGTCGTTCTTTTGCCCCGGCTGCAAGTGCCATCATGGGATATCAACCACAACCCCGGGGGCGTGTTGGACATGGAACGGTGATGTTGATAAGCCTACGTTCTCGCCGAGCCTGTTGGTACGCAGTGGTCCGAAGTGCGACCCCGTTACGCACCTCGCACCCAAAGGGGCACCTGGGCAGGTCTGTCATTCATTTATTAAGGACGGCATGATTCAGTTTCTCGGTGACTGTACCCATGAGCTTGCAGGACAGACTGTGGAAATTCCGGAGGTTGAATGAAATCACACACATTCACACCAGAAGATTACAGTAAGTTCGAGAGCAAGGTCCAGCAGTGTATGAAAGAATTTGGGGTGACCGGGTGGCAACTTGATATTCGGCAGGAGCACATTGGACATGGGACGTGTGCACAACTGGACTACAATATCGTCGCACGGAAGGCGATAATCAGGCTGACTGAGACGGTTGAGTATGATTACGCAGTCACTACTGATCCGGAAGAACTTGCGAAGCACGAAGTTCTTCATTTACTCTTGGCAGACCTCTGCTGGACGGCGGCACATGAGCAAGATGACTCTTGCGACGCAGTTATTTCCAAAGAGCATGATGTCATCAATAAGCTCTTAGCGGTACTGTAACCGTGACCGACGATCCTCGAAAGGCGAATACTCTTGGGGAGGCCGCCCAGAATCCAGACGGCTTGTATAACGGATTCAAAGCATTGGCATGGCTGTCGGAGTGCTTGAATCCCGGGAAAGGGATAAGTGTGGAAGAGATAAAAAAGATGAGGGAAGAAGTCAAAGCGAAGAAAGCCAACGAAGAAGGGGGAACAAAAGATGAGCGAAAGTAAATTCAAGACAATGAGGCACATTGAGACGGTCAGAAACCATCTCAATACAGTCGTTCGGGAGCTACTGTCTCGGGCGGAAGATCACGACCAGAGCAAGTTGCAGCCGCCGGAGGTAGAGATTTTCGAGGTATATACCCCTAAGCTGCGAGGGTGTACGTATGGGTCGGAAGAGTACAAAGGCTATCTGAAAGAGATGCAGGTAGCTCTCGACCATCACTACTACATGAACAGGCACCACCCCGAATACTTCATGGTAGGACCAGAACATAATGGACCGTGGGTACAATCCCCGCTTGAGCGGATGACACTGGTGGATCTGGTGGAGATGCTCTGCGATTGGAAAGCCGCGACGCTGCGCCATGCTGACGGAGACATTATGCAAAGCGTCAATCAGAATCAGGAAAGGTTCGGATACTCTGATGAGCTGCGAATGATTTTGGCAAATACTGCAAGATGGCTTGATTCCCAGAATACAAAGCACCTTGCCGAGGAGTCCTGATATGGCGAATAAGGAAAGGGAAGCGGAAATTGAAGACATTCTCAAGACTTACAAGACCGCCGAACCGGTGCAGTTGTTCCTCGAACTGTTCCAGCTTCGGCGTGAGAGGCATCGCGACAAGTTAGAGGATGGTGAAAATGCCGAAGCTCGCGGAAAATCGCAGGAATGTAAGTCGCTGATACAGCTTTTTGATTGACTTTTACAATAAAATATTGTTACGCTTCTAACAAACCGGAGAAACAATGGAAAATACAGAACAAGATACGACTTTTACTGATTTCGACCTCGCCTTCGAGGCCACCG